ATAGCTAATTATGATACAAATCTTAGCGGTAATACAGCAAGCGTTTCATTTAGTGCGGGAACCTTAAGCTCTCCTAACGTATATTTAATATTTCATTTGAATGGCCAGGATGCAACAAATTCAGCTACTGTATCTTTTTCCGATATAAACACACGAGAAAATTGCCCTGTTTAATAAAAAATAAAAACCTAAACAATTGTGTAATAATAACTTTATACAAATATTAATTAATAAAAACAAAAAATGGCAAATACATATTCTTGGCAAATAAATGCTTTAGATACATACCCTTCACAAGAAAGCCTTACAGATATTGTTTATAATATCCATTGGGGATTAACAGCTACATCTGATCAAACGGATGCTGATGGAAATGCTTATACAGCAAACTCTATTGGGACACAAACTGTAGCGGCCCCTGATGCAGATAGTTTTACTGCTTTTGATGATCTTACGCAAGAGATTGTAGAAGCATGGCTAGAAGCAAGCGAATTAGAAGTTGATGCTATCAAAGCAAGTCTTGATTCTCAAATTGAAGAAAAAATTACACCTACAAGTGTAACACGGCAATTACCAACGCAGGAGCCGGCTGCATAACTATTATTAACAATTAAATACAATTAAATTATGTCTAACGACACAAAAATAACCGAAGAGCAGTTGCAAAAACTACAAGGATTTGTACAGACTCTAAACCAAGCACAAATGCAATTAGGGCAGCTAGAGGTTGAAAAACACGCGCTATTGCACCAAACCGGAGAAATCCAAGCACAATTACAAGCGTTCCAAAAAGAGCTCGAAGAAGAATACGGAAAAGTATCTGTAAACATTCAAGATGGAACTTACGTAGCAATCCCGGAAAAAGATGAATCTGATAAGGAAGATTAGTATCGGGAGAGACTATAAAAATGAAGCTATGCATTACTCCGTAGGCCAAGAAGTCTACGGGGGGCATACTATTTGTGATATAGTCGAAGAAGAAAATAAATACAGTATTTATATTAAAAAGAACAACGAAGTATTGCCGTGGAAAGATTTTAATAAAAATATGGCAGTAGCAGTTGAGTATAACCTAGAATATTAATGCGAAGCATTTTTAGTTTTATAGTTGCGCCAAAAGAAGAACGTTATAATAACAAAAAACAAATTGGTAACAACGAATTAATATTAAATACAGAAATATCTGATCACAGGTATATTAGCAGAAATGCTATTGTGCTTGAAACACCAATTGCAGAAAAAACTGATATTAAAAAAGGTGACGAAGTAATTGTTCATCATAATGTTTTTCGCAGGTGGTATGATGTTCGTGGTAAAGAAAAAAATTCATCAAGTTATTTTGAAGAAGATAAATACTTTATAACGGCTGAACAAATTTTTTTATATAAGCGCAATAGCAAATGGCACGCGCCAAAGGGGTTTTGTTTTGTAAAACCTTTAAAATCTAATAATAAATTTGATACTGGCCAAGAAAGACCTTTAATAGGCATTATAAAATATGCTGATAAAGCTTTAGAAAAAAACGGTATTAAAAACGAATGCTTAGTTGGTTTTACACCCTCAAGCGAATATGAATTTATTATAGAAGGCGAAAGAATGTACCGTGTGCCCACCAATTCAATTTCAATTAAATATGAGTATCAAGGAGACGAAAAAGAATATAATCCAAGCTGGGCACAAAGCAGTTGATGAGCTTATAAAAGTTGCTGAAGAAAAAATCATTACTAATACAGAAGATGATGTGTCAGCAGATAGGCTTAAAAATGCGGCAGCAACAAAAAAGCTTGCAATATTTGATGCTTTTGAAATATTGAATAGAATTCAAGAAGAAGAGGCTATACTTGAAAACAAACCACGCGAAGAAAAAAAAGAAGCGTTTAAAGGTTTTGCTGAAAAAAGAAGCAGGTAATGTATAAGCAAACTTTATATAAGGTTATAGAGCCTATTAAAATAAACAAGCTTAAAAGATTTAATAAAGCTAAGCGTTGGAAATACGGGTACAACAAAGAAGAAGATATTGTCGTTATAAGTAAAACCGGGCAAATTGGTGATGTCTATAGCATACAAAATCTTAAAATAGCTTTGCCTCCTGCGCCTGCCAAATTAAACAAAGGCGATGATAAATGGGTTAAAGCGGAATATCCTAAAGAGTTAAGTAAAATAAAAACCATATTTGATTGGAAAAACTATCCTCCGGAGTTTCAAGAAAAATGGGAACCATACATAGATGAAGAATTCAAAAGACGTGAAGAAGGCCATTGGTTCTATAATAAAGGCGTGGCTACTTACATTACTGGTACTAACTATATGTACTTGCAGTGGACCAAGATTGATGTTGGGGCACCAGAGTTTAGAGAAGCAAACAGACTTTTCTTTATTTTCTGGGAAGCTTGCAAAGCAGATTCCAGATGTTATGGCATGTGCTACCTCAAAAACCGTCGTTCAGGATTTTCGTTTATGGCATCGGCTGAAACCGTTAACTGGGCTACAATATCAAGCGACGCACGATTCGGAATATTGTCCAAATCTGGTTCCGATGCTAAAAAAATGTTCACAGATAAAGTTGTACCAATATCAATAAATTATCCATTCTTTTTTAAGCCAATACAAGATGGTATGGATCGGCCTAAAACTGAACTAGCTTACAGGGTGCCGGCATCAAAACTAACAAGAAAGTCAATACAATCAGGGCAACAGCGAGAAGAACTTGAAGGTCTTGATACAACTATTGACTGGAAGAACACGGGCGATAACAGCTATGATGGTGAAAAACTAAAACTCTTAGTACACGATGAAAGCGGTAAATGGGAAAGACCTGACAATATATTAAATAACTGGAGAGTTACTAAAACTACGCTTAGGCTTGGTAGCAGGGTTATTGGTAAATGCATGATGGGATCAACATCAAACGCATTGGATAAAGGCGGTGAAAATTTTAAAAAGTTATATAATGATTCAAACGTTACAAAAAGAAACCGCAATGGACAGACTCGCAGCGGATTATATAGCTTGTTCATACCTATGGAATGGAATTACGAAGGATTCATTGATTCTTATGGACACCCTGTCTTTGATACGCCGGCAGAACCAGTTGAAGGCCCATACGGAGACCCTATTGACCAAGGAGTCATAGAACATTGGGATAATGAAGTTGAAGGCTTAAAAGGCGATCAGGACGGCTTAAATGAATATTACAGACAGTTTCCGCGTACAGAAGAGCATGCATTTCGTGATGAAACAAAAAATAGTATATTTAATTTAGCTAGAATATACGAACAAATAGATTATAACGACGATATTGAATCTTTAGCCGGTATTACTACGGGCAGCTTTCAATGGGAAAACGGCATACAAGATAGCAAAGTTATTTTTAGCCCAAACCCTAATGGCAGATTTAAGGTGAGCTGGGTACCGCCTGCAAATTTGCAAAATCGTGTAATAGTAAAGAATGGAGTAAAATACCCTGGGAATGAACATATAGGGGCGTTTGGCTGTGATAGTTACGATATATCAGGCACTACAGACGGTCAGGGGTCTAAAGGCGCGTTACATGGGTTAACGAAATTTAGCATGGAAGATGCGCCCACTAATATGTTTTTTTTAGAATATGTGGCACGACCACAAACAGCAGAAATGTTTTTTGAAGATGTATTAATGGCATTAGCTTTTTATGGTATGCCATTGCTTGCTGAGAATAATAAACCTAGATTATTATATTATTTAAGAAGAAGAGGTTATCGTGGATTTTCAATGAATCGCCCGGATAGAGCTAGAAATAAGCTATCTGTCACGGAAAAAGAAATTGGCGGAATCCCTAACTCTTCTGAAGATATACGGCAAGCACATGCCGCTGCAATAGAATCATACATACAAAAATATGTTGGTTTATCAGAAAATGGTGAATATGGAAATATGTATTTCAATAATACATTAAATGATTGGGCAAAATTTGATATTAATAAACGTACAAAATATGATGCGGCTATTAGTTCAGGTTTAGCTATTATGGCTTGCAATAAAAATTTGTATGCGCCTAATCAAGAAAAAACAAAATTAAAGCTTAATCTGAACATCGCTAGATATAAAAACGATGGTTCACAATCAAAAATAATAAAAAATTATGGCTGAGTCAGTTATAAAAAGTTATTTTCCTAGCCAAGCAGTTAGCGATGTAGAAAAGGCGAGTCCAGAATACGGGCTTGAAATAGCGCGTGCTATTGAAAACGAATGGTTCAAAAGAGACGCCGCCACAAATAGATTTTATGTAAATCAAAATGCGTATCATAATTTACGCTTATATGCTCGCGGTGAGCAATCAGTACAGAAATATAAAGACGAGCTTTCTATCAATGGCGATATGTCTTATCTTAATCTTGACTGGAAACCTGTACCAATTATACCTAAGTTTGTAGATATTGTAGTTAACGGTATGGCTAATCGTACTTATGATATTAAAGCATACTCACAAGATCCATTTGGCGTTAATAAACGTACTGAGTATATGGAAGGTATACTTAGAGATATGCAAACAAAAGAGCTTAATGACTTTGCGCAGCAAAACTTTGGTATAAACTTGCAAGAAAGTAATTTAGCTGAACTTCCAGAAAACGAAGAAGAGCTACAATTGCATATGCAGCTTAACTATAAGCAAGCTATTGAAATTGCTGAAGAAGAAGCTATAAATGTTATTCTTAATAAAAATAGATACGAATTAACTAAAAAGCAATTATATTATGATCTTGCTGTTTTAGGTACTGCCGCAGTAAAAACTACATATAATAATTCTGAAGGAATTAAAATTGAATATGTAGACCCAGCTAATATTGTACATTCATATACAGAATCACCGTATTATGATGATATATATTATATTGGTGAAGTAAAAACAATACCAATTAATGAATTAAAGAAAGAGTTCCCTAATCTTACAAATGAAGATTTAGAAAAACTTTCATCTGAGGGTTATTCAAATTATAGAATATATAATAAATATAACCCTATAGCCAATAAGCATGACGCTAATACTGTTGACGTATTATATTTTAATTATAAAACTTTCCATAATGAAGTTTATAAAATTAAAGAAACAGCTAGCGGTGCTAAAAAAGCAATTAAAAAAGATGATTCTTTTAATCCGCCCAAAGATTCAAGAGCAAGATTTGAAAGAATTGCTACTAATATAGAAGTATTATACGAAGGCGTTTATGTGCCGGGAGCAAACATGCTTTTAAAATGGCAGCTTTGCGAAAATATGATGCGACCTAAAAGCGATGCTAATAAAGTAAAAATGAATTATTCAGTAGTAGCGCCGAGAATGTATCAAGGTCGTATTGAATCATTAGTTAGTCGTATAACCGGTTTTGCTGATATGATTCAGTTAACGCATTTAAAATTACAACAAGTTTTATCTCGCGTTGTACCTGATGGTGTATATTTAGATGCAGATGGCTTAGCAGAAATTGATTTAGGTAATGGTACAAATTATAGTCCTCAAGAAGCCCTAAATATGTTCTTCCAAACAGGTTCTGTAATTGGTAGATCATTTACCTCTGAAGGCGATATGAATCCTGGCAAAGTACCTATTCAGCAAATATCCGCGAGCTCGGGTGGCAATAAAATTTCATCATTAATAAGCACATATAACTATTACTTACAGATGATGCGTGATGCTACTGGCTTAAATGAAGCAAGAGATGGTAGTATGCCTGATAGCAATGCTTTAGTAGGTATTCAAAAAATTGCAGCAGCAAATTCAAATACTGCAACACGCCATATATTACAAGCTGGTTTATTTTTAGCGGCTGAAACAGCTGAAAAAATATCTTTGCGTATTTCTGACGTTATTGAATATTCACCAGCGAGAGAAGCATTTATTCAGTCTATAGGCGTGCATAATGTAGCAACTTTAGCTGAATTATCAGAGTTGCATATTCACGATTTTGGCATATTTATTGATTTAATGCCGGATGAAGAAGAACAACAAAAACTTGAAAATAATATTCAAACAGCGTTATCTGCTGGGCTTATTGATTTAGAAGATGCAATTGATCTTCGTGAGATTAAAAATATCCAGCTTGCAAATCAAATGCTTAAAATACGCAGACGTAAAAAATTAGAGCGTGACCAAGCAATGCAACAACAGAATATTCAGATGCAAGCGCAGGCAAATGCACAATCACAACAAGTAGCCGCGCAGGCGGAAGTGCAAAAGCAGCAAGCATTAACGGCGCAAAAAGCTGAACTAAAACAAATAGAGTCTCAGCTTGAAATGCAGCGATTAATGCAAGAAGCGCAACTTAAGAAAGATTTAATGAATCTTGAGTTCCAAATGAACATGCAGTTAAAAGGCATCGAGGTTGACGCGCAAAAACAAACAATTAAAGAAAAAGAAGATCGCAAAGATGAGCGCACAAAATTACAAGCTACTCAGCAAAGCGAGCTAATCAATCAAAGAAAAAATAATTTACCACCTAAGTCTTTCGAATCTGCTGGAAACGACATACTTAGTGGTGATTTTGACTTAGGTTCTTTCGAACCCAGGTAATGTATAGTGTATAATCTTATAATATTTTATTATGGCTGAAAATGTCGAGGTAAAAGCGGTTGAAACCGAAGAACCCTCAATTCAAGAAAAAGAACAAACAGTTGCTGAAAAATCCGGCGCTGTTTTTGAAGATGGTGTATATAAAGTTGATTTACGTCAACCACCAGTAACAGAACAAGAACAAAACGAAGAAAATGCCGTTCAAGAGCAAAGCACAGATGAGGTTCCTGTTCGCGACGAACCCGAAGCTAGCCAAGAAGTGGCAGAAGAAGTACGGGATTCCGAAGAACCTACCGAAGAAAAAGAAGAAGTAGTTTTACAAGAAATTACTGAAGAAGAATCTTCGGAAGAAACAGTACAAGAAGAAGCACAAGAATTAGCAAATGAAGTTGAAGAAGCTATTCAAGAGCAGCAAGATTCTGGTATTGAACTTCCCGAAAATATTCAAAAAGTTGTAGACTTCATAAATGAAACTGGGGGTACACTTGAAGATTACGTAGCATTAAACAGGGATTATTCATCAGTAGATGACATGGCATTGCTGCGTGATTATTATAAACAAAATAAACCGCATTTATCTGCGGAAGAAGTTGATTTTTTAATTGAAGATAGTTTTTCATTTGATGAAGATGTAGATGACGAACGTGATATTAAACGTAAGAAACTGCGATTCAAAGAAGAAGTTGCGCAAGCAAGGCAATCTTTAGAGGGATTAAAAGATCAATATTATGAAGAAATTAAAGCGGGTTCAAAATTAACGCCTGATCAACAAAAGGCTGTTGACTTTTTTAACCGCTATAATAAAGAGACTGAAGAGTCATCAAAAATAGCTGAACAACAGAAAAATGTATTTTTAGAGAAAACTAGTCAAGTTTTCAACGATAAGTTCAAAGGTTTTGAATATAATGTCGGTGATAAAAAATATCGTTTTAATGTTAAAAATGTAGATGAGGTTAAAACAAGCCAAAGCGACATAAATAACTTTATTAAGAAGTTTCTTAATAATGATAATGTTATGAGTGATGCAAAAGGCTATCATAAATCTTTATTCACTGCTATGAATCCAGATGCTATTGCAAACCACTTTTATGAACAAGGGCGTGCAGACGCACTTAAACAAAGTGTTGAATCTTCCAAAAATATTAACATGAATCCAAGAGGGGTTCATAATAAAGCTAATAATGATGGGGGAATCAAAGCAAGAGTAGTTGGTGATGATATTTCAAAACTAAAACTAAAACTTAAAAACTACTAAAACTTAAAAAATGGCAGTAAATACTCCAAGCGCTGGTTCTAATTTGAATGCAGTACCCGCGCCAACTAAACAAACACTTTCAACAGCGTATGTTGACTTTACAGCAACTGCGACTGCAGGATGGGCACAACAATACCTTCCTGAATTATATGAGCAAGAAGTAGAGCGTTATGGAAATCGCTCTGTTTCTGGTTTCCTACGTATGGTAGGTGCTGAAATGCCTATGTCTTCTGACCAAGTTGTATGGTCTGAGCAAGGTCGTTTGCACTTATCTTATGATTCATTAACTTTAGCAGCCGACGGTTCTGGTGCTAACGTAATTTCTGGTCTTCCTTCTGGTCACGCTATCCGTACTGGAAATATGATCGTTGTTACTGACGGAACTGAAGAAGCTAAAGCTTATGTTTCTGCGGATGATACTTCATCAACTTCTATTACAGTAAAATGTTACACTAACTCAACTGGCCTTGTCGGACAAGGGTTAACAGCTGGATCTGGTGTATCTATTTTTGTATTTGGTACTGAATTTGCTAAAGCTAGTAATGATAGCGGACTAAGCGCTCTTGAGCCTGAGTTTAAAAGCTTTACTAACAAGCCAATGATTCTTCGTGACAAATACGAAATTACTGGATCTGACGCTTCTCAAATTGGATGGGTTGAAGTAACTGGCGAAGCTGGTCAATCTGGATACCTATGGTATTTGAAAGCTGAAGGCGATACAAGAACTCGTTTCGAAGATTATTCTGAGATTGCTCTTGTTGAAGCTGAAAAAGTAACTAACTCTAACTTAACTGAAGTAACAGGATCTGAAGGTCTTTTCGCGGCTATTAAAGATCGTGGGCACACTACTCAAGGTGTTGACGGTACTACAAACGCGGCTGAAGATCTTGCTGATTTTGATGAAATCCTTAAGAAACTTGATGGACAAGGGGCTATCGAAGAAAACGTATTGTTTGTAAACCGTGCGCTTTCATTGGACATCGATGACATGCTTGCCGGCATTGGAAATGCAGGGTATTCAAACGGTACATCTTTCGGTATTTTTGAAAATAGCGAAGATATGGCGTTGAATCTTGGATTTTCTGGATTCCGCAGAGGTTCTTATGACTTCTACAAATCTGACTGGAAATATTTGAACGACGCTAAATTGCGTGGTGGTATTTCAGCTGATGCTTCTGAATCTACTAGCATCACTCGTGGTGTATTGATTCCAGCTGGTACTTCTTCTGTTTATGATCAAATCCTTGGTAAAAACATTCGCCGACCATTCCTTCACGTACGTTACCGTGCTTCTGAAGCTGATGACCGCAGAATGAAATCTTGGGTAACTGGATCTGTAGGTGGAAACTTTACCTCTGGTGAAGACAAAATGGAAGTACACTACCTAACTGAAAGATGTTTGGTTGTACAAGCAGCTAACAACTTTATGTTGTTTAACTAATATTTACATTAAAGTTCGGGGGTGCCTTCGGGTACCTTCGGCTTTATTTTTTAAACTTTTTTATTTTATTATATCATGGCAAAACAAGCTATAGCAGAAGAAACTATTGAGGTTGCGCCTCAAAAAACAGTTAAGGCTAAAACTGTAAAACAAAAGCCCACAAAGCCCGCTTGGGAAATTAAAGATAGAATATATATTCTTAAAAATGAGTTTGCTCCACTTACGTTTACACTAAAATCAAGAAACGTATATTATTTTGACGAAGAGCAAGGGTATGAAAGAGAATTAAAATATACTACTAATCAAAAAACACCTTTTGTAGATGAGTTTAAAGGTGATGGTAGACTTGCACATATTGTTTTTAAAGATGGCACATTATTTGTACCAAGAGAAAAGCAAGTTTTACAAAAATTCTTATCGCTTTATCATCCTCTTAGAAATAAAGTTTATTTTGAATTTGACGCAGCAATAGAAGCTGTTGAGGAATTAGATGTGCTAGAGCTACAAATTGAAGCATTAAATATAGCTAGCCAAATGGATATTGATCAAGCCGAAGCTATTATGCGTACTGAAGTTGGCAGTGAAGTAACAAGAATGTCTTCAAAAGAAATAAAAAGAGATTTAATCGTATTTGCGCGTAACAATCCAAATTTGTTTTTAGAATTAGCAAATGACGATAATATTAATGTTAGAAACATCGGTATTAAAGCTGTTGAACAAAACATTATTAGACTATCAAATGATCAGCGCACATTTACGTGGGCTAGTAACGACAGAAAACTAATTACTGTACCATTTGATGAAAACCCATATTCGGCTTTAGCTGCATATTTTAAAACCGACGAGGGTATTGAAGTATACCAAACAGTTGAAAAACGATTAAAATAAGTGATATTTAGGTATAGGCCTACAATATCCGTGGGCCTAACCTAAAATATTAAAATATGAGTGTAAATGTAAACACTGTATACCAAAGGGTATTAGCAATTACAAACAAAGAACAACGGGGCTACATTACACCTCAGGAATTTAACTATATGGCGAATCAAGCTCAATTAGATATATTTGAGCAATACTTCTATGACTTAAACCAATTCGCTAGACTACCGGGCAATAGCACGGAGTATTCAGACATGCTGGATATTTTAGAAGAAAAAATAAGCTTATTTGAAAAAGTTGGTGCTACTGTTACAGGTGGTATTACACTTCCTTCTGATGTATATAGATTAGGCAGCGTATTATATAACGGTATTAACGCTGAACATATAACACAAAAAAATTGGCTATATATTAAAAAATCACCCCTATCACAACCTTCAAATGATTTTCCTATATACTTAAGAGATAGTGAAACAAACGCAATAAAAGTATATGCAGATAGCATTACCGCAAACGAAACAGCAGATGTTACTTGTAATTATATAAAAACACCCGCAAATGCTAATTGGGCATATGATAATACTACAGGATTATATGATTCGGGCAATTCAACAAATTTTGAATTACATGCTTCTGAAGAAACAGAATTAGTGATTAAAATATTAGCGCTTGCTGGTATTGTATTAAAAGATCCAGGATTATATCAGATTGGGTCTGCAGAAGAAGTCAAAAACGTTCAACAAGAAAAAGCTTAATAAATGTCTCTATTCACAATTACACAAGAACGTTATTATAATAACAGTACGAATTTTACCGGTGACGGATCTACGCTTGCGTTTACTTTAACAACAGCGATGTTTGATCCATTACCAACTGTGCTTGGTGATTTGCAAATATTTGTTAATGGCAAAGAAATAAGCCAAGGTAATTATAGTTATTCTTCGCCTACCATTACATTTTCAGGAAACACAAACAATACAGATGTATTAGAATCTGATGGAGCACCAAAAGACGGGCTAGCTATTACAGTTGTACAAATAAACGCAATTGAAGAATTAGGTAGCTATCAGCACATTACTTTAGCCGATATTATAAATAACTTTATGATTTCATATGTTGGCGAAGAAAAAATTATACCAAAGGTAAAACGTAGCAATGTACTTTTCTTTGCGCAACGTGCAATACAAGAATTAAGCTACGATACTTTAAAAAGCGAAAAATCTCAAGAAATTGAAGTTCCAGATAATCTTCAAATGAAGCTACCGCATGATTACGTTAATTATGTATCACTTTCTTGGGTAGATGGCTCCGGAATAGAGCATAGGCTATACCCCACGCGCGTTACAAGCAATCCTACGGCACTTTTACAAGATAATAACTATAACTACTTATTTGACAATAACGGCAAGCTTATGACCGCTAATGAGTCTGAAACAAATAAGAAGTTTAGAGTAACAAATACAGCTGGCGATTTGAACGACGATTATTTTATTAAAGATAATGATGGTTTTCAAGAAAACAGCGGCGGCCGTTATGGTTCTGATCCTGAATTTATGAACGCTAACGGAGTATTTTTTATAGACGAGCTAAAAGGTAAAATATTCTTTTCAGGTCATTTAACGGGTAAAATTGTTACATTAAAATATATTAGCGATGGTGTTGCAACAGCAGAAGAAAAAGTTGTACACAAATTTGCTGAAGAAGCGATGTATAAAAGTATTGCGCATGCTGTATTAGCCACTAGAGCAAATACGCCTGAATATATTGTAAACAGATTTAAAAAAGAAAAGTTTGCAGCGGTGAGACAAGCAAAACTTCGTTTGTCTAATTACAAGCCTGAAGAGTTCGCTCAAACACTTCGCGGCCAATCTAAATGGATTAAACACTAAAATATGCCAGAATTAAAAAACCTGTTCATCAAAGGTAAAATGAATAAAGACCTTGATGAAAGATTAGTTCCTCAAGGTGAATATAGAGATGCTTTAAATGTTAGCGTATCTTACTCAGAAGGCTCTGATGTGGGTGCGCTGCAAAATATTTTAGGTAATACAGAAAGAGTTAAAAACCGTGCAGATATAAATGTGCCTATAGATCCAGACACCCCATCTACATTTGCAACACTTACTTTTCCATCTGGTGCAACTTGTATAGGTACTGTGCGCGATACCGAAAATGATAAAGTATATTGGTTTGGTGCATCGGCAACAGCAGATTATATAGCTGAATTAGACCCATCTGATAATAGTGTAGATATTATTTTATGCGACACAGGTTCGATACTTAATTTTAGCACTTCAAATCTTATTACAGGTGTTGCAGTGCTTGATGGTGTTTTATATTTTACAGATGATCTAAACGAACCAAGACAAGTTGATATAGAATATTGGCGTGGTGTTACAGCAACAGATTTTACAACAAGCACAAATCTTTCCGATGATAGAATTTCATTATATAAAAAAGGTCCGTTAAACGCGCCTACATTTCAAACAATTGATCAAAGTTTGCGCGGAGGCGCAGGTACAGAAGGAGGCAATGAGGTAACGTTTACTAAAAACTTTTTTAATGTAGACATTGACGATACTTTTTCAGGTAATTTTAGCGTAGACCCTAATTATGAAGTTGGCGATATTATTGAAATGAAAAATTCTTTTCAAAATGAATTTGGAAAAAATATAGAATCAATATTAAGAGTAGAGCTTACTGTTCATTCAGACCCGGGAACTAGTTTTACCGGAAAGCTACTTTCTAAAACTTCTGAAATTGAAGATGATAATGTTGTCTATACGTGCTTATTAGAAGAAGACGACCCGTTATTTGAATTAAAATTTGCTAAATTTTCATACAGATATAAGTATGCTAACGGCCAATTTTCAACAATGTCACCGTTTTCTTTACCGGCGTTTATACCAGGTGATTACGCATATACAGCAAAAGAGGGGTTTAATACAGGTATGACTAATTTAGTAAGAAAATTAAAAATACAGGGTTGGTTTACCTCTCCCGCGGCTGATAATTACCAAGCTGATATTGAAGAAATAGAAATACTTTATAAAGACTCAGTAGGCTCAAACGTTTATATTGTTGAAGCTTTAAAAAAATCAGGGGGCAATTTTCCCGCAACATTTGAAGTTAAAGACGAACAAATATATAAAGCCATACAATCTAATCAAACACTAAGACCTTTTGATAGCATACCTAGAAAAGCAAAAGCATTAGAAGTTACAGGCAATAGATTGATTTTTGGAAACTATCAGCAAAACTTTAATGTAACTACAAACCCATCATTTACGTTATCTACTATTTCAAGGAGTGATACTTCGCAAAAGTTTTCAATAAAATCAGGTAGAACATATCAATTCGGTATTGTATACCAAGACGAATATGGTAGGCAAACGCCTGTATTTACAGATACTAGTGGTGTAATAAAAATTAATTCAGCTAATGCGGATTTAAATTCAGCTTTCAGGGTTAGTACAACTCACGCTTCTTTACCGTCTGAATTAACGCATTATAAGTATTACATAAAAGAAGTATCAAACCCATATTATAATATCGCAGCAAGTAATTTATATGAAGAAGACAAAACAGGACATCTTTATTTATCTTTTCCATCTTCAGAAGTAAATAAAATATCAGAAGATAATGTTTTAATACTTAAAAAAGGTTCTGGCAATAGTCCATATAAATTAAAAAATAATAAATTTAAAGTATTAAGTAAGCTTAATAATCCGCCGGACTTTTTAAAATATAAAGAAGAAGTAGTTTATGCTACTGATTTTTTAACTTTTGATATTGCATTTGATGAAGGTAACGATCAAACAACAAGGCAACCAGGTAGAACTCCTTGTGCGGGTCATAATACTATATTATTAAGCGAAGCGGGTAAGCTCTCAGAAGATCCTACTCCTAGCCAGGTTACAGCTGGATTTCAATCTAATATTACTGTCGGGAGCCAAATTAGATTTAGAAGGGCCGGATCAAATTTAAAATCAGAATTATATACTATTAAAAGTATTGAAATAGGCGAAAATCTTGACGACGAAATAGAAATTGTTTTTGAAAAACCATTTGGTAAAGACGTAGAAGTAATATATATAGATAATACTTCTAACTCTGAGTATTCCGCTAATATTGAAAAAATAAATATAACAGAAGATACTGGGAACCCAGAATATGATGGTAAGTTTTTTATTAAATTAAACGCTCAATCACAATTAAAACAAGCTCTTTTTGAATCTTTAGACGAATCTTCTTTAGGCACTATTGCAACGCATTCAAGAATACATGTCCCGGAAGAAAGCTCGTCCCATGATATTAGAGAGTATTTTGTACCAAACATAGCAGCGGTCAATAGCACTTTAGGGGCAATAACCAGCATATCTGGCGACTCTGTTAGCATACCTGCTGGGTATCATATAGTGTTTGTTACAGAAAACGCATGGGGAAATACTGATGATTCATATGCAACTGACGCGTTTAATATAGGGCTCGAAAGTCAAAACTATTTAAGATTTTCAGGGTGGGCGGGAATAGAAAGTTTATTTGATGATATATCAGAATATCCTAATTATAAAATACAAGAAGTAGCTGAAGGTTTTGCCGGTAGCCAAAAATATTGGGCAGTTAAATTTGCTACAAATTTTACAAATTCTAATCATCGCCCACCAAGTACAGGAGATTTTACAGTAGATGTTAGGGCGTTTAATATATCCGGAAGCGCAGCGCCTACAAATCCACCTGTATTTGAAATAGAACCTGAAGATGGCGTTTTAGATATTTATTATGAAACAGAAAAAACTTATGCAATAGCAGAACTTGGCAACTTAAAAGATTTAGAATATACAAATTGTATTAGCTTTAATAATGGAGTAGAATCAGATAGAATTCGTGATGACTTTAATGCGCCAACAATTGGCAAAGGCGTTAGAGTTTCAACTGTATTTGAAGATAATTACAGCGAAGAGCGTATAAAATCTGGCTTAATATTTTCTGGTATATATAATGGTAAAAACGGTATTAATAGATTAAACCAATTTATTATAGCAGAAAACATTACAGAAGAAGCAAACCCAATATATGGTAGTATCCAAAAATTAAATACTAGAGATACTGATCTTACACTTTTATGTGATGACGCAATATTAAAAGTACCAGCTAGAAAAGATTTACTATTCCAAGCGGATGGCAATCCTCAAGTTACCTCTACAGACCGATTCTTAGGCACTATTATACCTTACGCTGGTAATTATGGTTGCCAACACCCTGAAAGCTTTGCAGATCACATTTATAGAGCTTATTTTGTAGATAGAACAAGAGGCAAGGTGCTAAGATTAGGCGGTGATGGTATTACTGAAATATCCAACTACGGCATGAAAGATTATTTTAAAGATAAGCTTGTTGCTGAAACTGGATATATGTTCGGTTCTTATGACGAAAACAAAGATAAATATAATATATCGTTACCTATTGAAAATACTGTAGTTAGCTTTTCTGAAGGTGTTAATGGTTGGCCTACAAGGTTATCGTTTCACGAAATGGAATCGGGCATTAGCTTAAATAGCATGTACTACACATTTAAAGACGGGAAGATATTTTCGCATAACAACGAAACTAGAAATACTTTTTATGGCACTAAGACAGATTCAGAGGTTACATTTTATTTAAATCGTAATCCTGGAAATGTTAAAAACTTTAGAACATTAAACTACCAAGGTGATAGTGGATGGACATCTAGTAGTATATCTACCGATAAACAAACAGGTGATGTATCTAGCTTTATAGAAAAAGAGGGTATATATTATAATTATATATCTGGCGAAGCGCAACCAACTAAGGCAAGTTTGGATTTAAAAGCATTAAATGTACAAGGCTTAGGTACACCAACAAGTATATCTTCCAACGATGCTACATTCTCGGATTTAAATAATACAATCCAAGTCGGCGATATAGTGTATGATAATACAATGCTTGGTACAGATACCGGCAAAAGTGTTACAGCAATTTCAGGAAATACCATAACACTTGATAGCACACCGGCAAACGCATTTAGCTATTTTGTAAAAAATAATAAATTTAATACCTCAGGAGTTTTGGGGTATTATGCAGAAATAACTATGACAAATACTTCAACAGATAAAAAAGAACTTTATTCTGTAGGAAGTGAAGTATCGTTAAGTAGTTAATTAATACGTAATTAAAATAACATAATAATAAATTAAAATATGGCACAAGGAGCAGCAGCGGGCATATTAGGCGCAGCAAACCCAATAGGGGTTATAAGTGCTGGTGTAGGGGCCTTAACCGGTATTGCCCAAGGATTAATTGGAGGCAGAAGACGTAGACGCGAAGAGCGCGCTGCGCGGGCTGAATTTAATGCTATGAAAAGCAGATATGAAGCTTTAGATACCTCTAACCCTTATGCAAACGTAACAAACACATTTGAAGATCTTACAGTAAATACTCAAGCGGCTGAGTTTGCGCGGCAGCAGGCTGAGCAAGGCCGCGCTGATATTTTAAGTAATTTAGCAGCATCTGCAGGCGGCGGCGGTATTGCAGCGTTAGCACAAAGTTTAGCTAACCAACAAACACAAGCAGCACAAGCAGCGGCGGCAAGTATAGGTCAGCAAGAACAACGTAATCAAATGTTAGCAGCGCAAGGCGAACAGCGCATGCAACAACTAAGGGGAGCTGGAGAGGCTATGTCACAAAGATTAGAAATGGAAAAAACTGGTACACTTTTAGGAATGTCACAACAAAGGTTAGCCGCGGCACAACAAGCAAGAAATCAGGCGAGAGAAGGTGTTATTGGCGGAATAACAGGAGCAATTGGATTAGCAGGCGGCGCTGCATTAGCTGGCAAAGGAGATAATTTACTTGGAAAAATAGGATCAGGATTTGAAAAAATGATGGGTACACAAAAATCTACTGTAAATAGATTTGATTTTTTAACTAAACCAGAGAATATAGATACTACTATTCCTGTAGAAGAATATAATATTTATGGCAAATACTAAATTTTTAATTGAAGGTGCGGCAAAGCTAGGGCAGGCTAGCATGGGGCCGGATATTGCGGGGGCTGTACAAAGAGGCTTAGAAATGGGATTAAAGCCATTTATTGAATACGAACAGTCACGTAAAGAACGTGTTGATGCACTAGGCCGCATATTACAAAAAACACCAAATTTGGCTGAGCTTCCAAAAATACCCGAACAATATTCACCTAAAATTAGCGAGTGGGCAGTTAATGCAAAAAATGAATATGCCGCGGCAGCAAGAACAATTGTACAAACCTCAGCTGATAGTCCTGAATACCAAGAAGCAATTCAAAAAATAAATAGCATTACAAATGCTTTTGTAAATCTTGATAATCAATTAAAAGGTATACGCGAAGAGCGCATTGAATATTTAGATGATTACCAAAATGGTCTTGTTTCAAAAGGCTTTAAAAACTCTGATATTGAAGCTGCTTATGGTGAAAATGGCGCAATAGCTCAAATTGATGCTAACGGAAATGTTAGTATGACTGGAAACGAGGGCAGGGCGTTTTTATGGAATGAAAGACAAGAGCATTACAATGTAAATCCCTACATACAAAAAAGCATGGTGGAATTATCTACTAATGCAAAATCAAATGGTTTAAAAGGTATTTCATTTACACAAGATGAATATAAAGAACAGCTTAAAGCAATTATGTCAGATCCTAAAATAGGTAACATACAAGCTTTAAAATCTTTAGTATATGATGATATTGACGGTACTGCTTTAAATATTACTCAAACAAACCCCGAGATTTTAGAAATGCTTGAAGCCGAAACCCCGGATTTGCCAGCTATAAAACAAAAACTTGTAGATATTTTAGCGCCAGCATTAGCTGGTGTAAATCAAACAAGCGTCGGCAAATATAATGATGCTTTACGTGCTAAAACGGAAAGTGATAAAGAGTCTGATGTACAAAAAGCACAACAATCAGCGGTTGAAACTTTTAAAAGAATAACAGAAGACCCTATTGTTTATGCTAAAACATATTTACCAGGAGCATTTGTAGAAGGTAAAGGAAATATAATTACTTTAACTATAGACGAAAAACCTAAAAGATTTGATTTAAAAAGAGGCGATCAATTTATGGAATTTATGAATCTTGTAGCAACTAATTCTGGCGAGCTTACAGGCTCATCTACAGCCGCTAAATTAACAAGAGGTGAATTTTACGACCTTATTAGTAATGCAAGAAATTATTTAAATAATCAACAGGCTGGTTTTGAGCGTATGCGGGCGCAGCTAATGCCACAATTTTTTGCCCCACAAACTTTATCAGATTTACCAACTACTTTTAATTAATAATTATGTTTGAATACAACGGTAAGGAATATACTTTAGCGCAAGTGGAGGCCGCGGCATCGACTGCTAATCTTTCATTAGAAGAGTACATCAAAAAAGCGGGCTTAAAAACTATTGAGCCGGGAAAGACAACACCCACGACTCCGGATGCGGTTGTGGAGGAAACTGCAGCATCCGATCAGCCGAGTATGGAATTAGATTCGGTAGATACTTCTTTGGATTTATCAAAAATTAATTTACCGCAAGAAGATAGAGATTTTTTAGTTGGATTGCAAAATAAGCGCACGCCTGAAAAATTACAAGAATTATTTGCGGATAGAGAAAAAGTAGATAGGCTTGTGCAAGCAACATCGAGCAAAGAATCTATTAAAAATGCGTGGGACAACGCCGTGCTTGATGCTAAGCAAGGGGTTGAATTTTCATTAGGGGGATTTTTTGGATTAGAAGACAACGATGCGTCAGATATTGCACACGACGCGTTGTTTGGAGCTATATCAGATACTTCAGATGAAACAAGATTAAAAAGAATTGCTAAATACAAAGAAGAACAAGCCAAGATTAAAGAAATTTTACCAATAATTGGTACATTTAAAAGAGACCCTTCAAAAGTTCCGGCGGCTATATTTAGTAATGTTATAAGTGTTGGAGGCTCAGTGCTATATGGTATTGAAACTTTAGGAATGGGTTATTTTACAGATTTTTTAGCTGAAAATTACATAAATTTTAATGAAGAAAAAGCAAAAAAATTAAATACTGATTTAGGTACTCTTATAAAAACAGGGCAAGCTGAAGTTACTACTCCACTGCTTATATCAATTGGCCAAACCGCTTTAGAAACCGTAGGATATTTAAAAATTTTAAAAGGCACTAAAATAGGTAAGGTTATTTCTCCACCTAAAATAGGGAAAGAAATAGTTAAACAAGTTACATCTGCTCCAGGCGGGTCTACTTCATTAAAAATGTTTACTACTGGTTTAGCCGAAGCTAGTACGGAGATGGGACAGCATGGCTTAAGCGAATTTAATATAAGTCAAGGTAAAGGAGATAGTATATCAGAATCTACTATTAAAATGGGTAAAGCTATTTTTAGTGAAGAAGGCTTTGAAGCTGGAGCCGCTGGATTTTTTGGCGGATCAGGCATTAAAGGAATTTCTTCTAATTTAGGCTTAGCCATAACAGCCGGGGCTGTTGCATTAGATCCTGTATCAGCAGAAACAACAATGGGCGCAGCATTATTTGCACCTGAAGTTTTAAAAACACTTGCAGCAATTCGCCCAGATAGTAATAAAAAAGAAATAGACAATATTCTTAAAAATATATATAATTTAAAAAATAAAAAATCTATAACTGAAGATACTGATATAGCCGAAGGTATAGATATAAAAATAAAAGAGCAAGAAGCATTATTAAAAAATAAAATTGGTGAAGCATATAAAATATATGATTTATTAACTGAAGACGATATTACTAAAATTAATAGCTTAGCTGATCTTAAAAAATTGCAAGTAAAACGATTTAATACTATTAAAGAAAAGCTTGCTAAAGGCGATATTACTCAAGAAGAATACACTCTTGCCAAAGAAGGGTTTTTATCTGAATTTCAAAATGCAAAAAAACAAATTTTAGATGTTACAAATAATGTATCAGCTAAAAATAAAGAATTATCAGATAAAAATGAAACTTTAATGGGTATAATTAAAAATCCTGAAAGTTCAGAAATAGCTATACAAAAAGCTAAAAATGATATTGTTAAAAACAATGAAGGTATTGTAAATCAATTAGTAAATTCTATATATGACCCAACAATACAATCTGGATTAACAAAAGAAGATGTTTTAGGAAAGGCTTATGCTGAAGTCGCCGCTCTTATAAATTCATATAAGCCTGACTCAAAAGTACCATTTGGAGCATATTTAAAACAAAACTTAACAAAAAGAGTTCCTAGCTTTTTTGAAATTGTTGAAACTAAAGAAGGCGAAATAATTGGTAAAGTAGATGTTACAGAACAAAAAACTTTAGCGGCCGATTTAGACGTTGAGCTTAGCGCGGATATTGCTACAGAAGCTACAACTGCTCAACAAAATAAAGTTAGAGAAGCTGTAGGTATAACACAAGAGCAATCTATTGACATAGGTAAAAAAATATTACGAGGTAAACTGCCTGGCATTACAGAAAGAATTAAGGGTAAGCAAAAAGGATTTTTATCAGCAATTCGCAAAGCCGCTAAAACAGCATTAACAACGGATATGCTAAACGCTATCGGGGGTAACTTTACAGAAAAAGAAGCGCAAATTAGTGATTATACAAGCATGCTAGATATTCTATACGAAGATTTAGTAAATAATATTCCTAATGAATATAAAAACGTGCAATTTGCAGATTTATTTAACCCTACAAAAGTTGGTAGAGCAAAAACAGCTGTTGGCGAGGGCAAATTTGAGTACACTATACCTACTAAGGAA